TTCCCCCTCGTACGGGTTTTTCAAAAAGTAGTTTGTGAGAACTGGTGTATGTAAAAGGCACTGAACAGCTGTATTAAAATAACAGGTATTCCCGAGGTTGGTAAAACCCTTCATTACATTTTATCGACAAAAAAGGCTTAAGTAAAAGACGCGAATTGTAAATGTTAAGTAAAAATCACAATGGATATTAAGCACATCACCGATACCATCCTCCCCTCCTTCGAGGCCTTCAAGACTGAAGAGAATATCGAAGTTGAAGTTCGCCTCGGGAAGCACAATGGTTCCCTCTTCGACACCAATGTAGGGAAGGATACCTGGGAACGTGTCCTAAAGGGACTGAAGAACTACGATGGGTGGGAGTCCACCGACTACAACGAGTCTGACGTGTTCTACAATGATAAAAACAATGTACGGATCACCTCAAATGAAGACACTGGGGAGCAGACGATGATTCAAAAAATCAGTGTCGTCAAGGAGGACTTCAAGTGCGACCCCCTCGATGTGAGGGTGTGCATCGCTCGGGAGATCCCCACCTCTGGGGAGTACGAGATGGACAGGAAGAGGACCAAGGTGCGCCACTCCTTTGTGCGCAAGAACCTGAGCATCGATATGACAATCTCGTCGGGGGACAACGTCGACATGGACTCGGAGGAGGAGGCCTCATACCAGATTGAACTTGAGATTGTGAAGCCGGGGGATGTGGATTCGGTCTACAAGTTGTTCAACATCATCAACAAGGTGGATGACCTAGTGAAAATTATGTAATATATAGTAAGATGTTATACCTCGTAGCAGCTATACTTATTTTTGCTCTCATACACGAAAAAAATACAGAGTCGGAAGAGGTGGGGAAATCTAAAAATTTCCACATGAGTCAGGGTATGTCTAAGAAGATGTACAATCAGATGAGGAAAGACGAAGTTCCCGAGAAGGAATTAAAAAATTTCGTGCAATGGGAGGATAGGTTTCTCCAAGTTGAACGAAATTCAGTGTGTTCGGGTGTACCTAGATTTATTGATGCTATTGCAATTTCAGATTTAATAAAACGTTCGTTTCCAAAGTATGATTTTTCCTATCATACGATTCATTTGAAGCAAGCTGCAGAACCTGACAAAATTATAAACAAGAGCATAAAGTGCCAATGAGGTTTTTGTGCTTCGGGATATCAATTCGGGTATAATTGTCCAGAATATACATAATCAATCTATTATCATCCTTCCTGTAATAGTCATTAAACTCTATTTCAAGTAGGCTCTTATGATCTTTACTGTTTCTTCCAATTCTAATGTAGTCCGCTATCACGTATATTATACCATCCAAGAATTCTTCTCGTGCCATTTCCAGCCACGAGTTTGTCTTTGTACCCCAAGTCCGTGTATCGTCATTTACCCGGACACCATGTTTATACCTTTTCAACCCTAGTTCCAGCCGGGAAAGAATTTCTTCCACGGGCGGCTTTGGCGACTTTATTCCATGGGTTTTGTCCATTTCCATTTCCATTTACGTTGGCTCTAAACTTTAACCAAGATTTTTTATAGTTGTTCATCTTCTTCTTAGAGGGAGCCGTCTTTTGGTTCATTGCGTAATTGGTGGCGGCGCGTCGGTAGTCATTCTTAAGTCTAGCGTTGACACCAGTGACGTTTACAGTGTTCATGTAGTATTTTTTCTCGAGTTCCCTCTTTCTTTGCATTTTCCATCGAGCCACCATCCTTTTCTTTAGGGCATCAACATCTTTCTTGAAAGGTACACCCTTTTTGTTCACCTTTGAAATTGCGTTGGACTCCTTTTTAATGTTTCGGATGTCTTGGTTGAGTGATGGCTTGTATCTCTTCATCCACTTATCACCATAGAGTTTGGTGAGGTCCTTTCGGATTGAATTGTCATTTAGACCCCTCTTTCTCATAATTTCAGCTTTAATCATTGTCCTTTCTAAATTTTTCGCGAGGTTATTGTTTGGGGACTTGGGCTTGGGCTTGGGCTTGGGCTTGGGCTTGGCGAGATCGTTTCGAGCCTTCTCAATTTTGGCACACAGGGAGATCTTGCTATCTTTGGTATTCACCGAGATGTTTAGAATCTTAGCGACACGGATGAGTTCAGTTTTGGTGTAGTTACCACACTTACTTTTACCGATTCTGAAAGACTTGTTCGTTCCGGAGAGGCGTACATCTCTATTTTTGTTGGTATTCCTAAACGTCGCATTTTTCTTATTCTTCGCGGATGCCTTTTCAATCTTTTTGCATATTTCCTCCTTTGTGGTACTCTTGGTTATATCTACGATGCCCATTTTCTTAGCAATGTCCATGAGTTTGGGCTTCTTGAGACTCGTACACTTCTTCGCACCAATCATAAACACGACAACCTGTTTTCTAATCCTAGGTCCAGCCGGCTTCGACCTTGATTTGGCCACGGTTACCTTTGTAGAAGTTTTTTGGGCCTTTTTTGGGAACGCACCGGTTATATTTATAAACCCGTTTTTATACAGTATCTTAACAAGATCACTCCCCGCGTTGTAAGCATCCATCATATCTCTGGGGTTCTTAGCCCCAGATATTTGGGTGTTCCCAGACTTGGATAGAATAAACTTGTGGTCCCTAAAGGTCATATAGAGGAAGGGAGCCAGTTCGGGTTCATACGAAATGTAGGATATCTCAAATTTGTTTTGGAGTCTCGCGACGTTCTTCATGTCTTTAAAGATACCGTTGAACATAAAGGTTCCACTGAGATTGTTATATTCGAAGGGATTGTATAGGAAGCTTTGCCCCTCTGTATACTTACCTATAACAAAGTTGCGAATGAGTTCAGCTTGGTTGGAAATATCGCGTCCAATGAAGCCCCCTGAAAAACGTATCTTACCATTTTTGTATATGTTGACAGTACCTCCCTTGGTTTCAATGTTATTGGTAATTTTCAGTTTAATTTGAACAGTTGAAAAGTTTTTGTTTATGTCACCTTTGGGTCCGTATTCCTTTGTGTGAGAAAAACCCGTCTTAAATTGCCCGTAAATACCACGGATATCCTCTGTGTCTACATAAAGACCCTCCCCGATGAGGGTCTGGTCGACTGGTGGCCGCATAAGTATTTTTTTGAGATCCACCCGATCTCCGCTACCAAAGTTTTTATTCACAGTGGCGTTGAACATACCCATATTCAATTTACTGACTTCAATCTCTCGTTTTGTAGTTGGAATGGGCATCACCTCGGCGACTTCATCACCGAGTGCATCATATTTTTGATTATTAATTAAGTTTTCTTGTAAGCGTTGTGGTATCTGTACTGGGCGCGTTGGGCGACCAGGGGTTCTAAAAAACGCGGAAGCTTTGGCCAAACTTTCTCTCCTTCTCCGTGCTTCTCTTTGCGCATTCGTCTCGACATTCATAGCCTCTTCGAGTTCTCTTGCAAAGTTGTCATTTGAATTTGAATTTGGACTTTGGACTTGTACACCAGATTGTCTGACAAATTCCTTGACACTCTGGCTCATATTACTATTGCTGAGTATTTTTTTTTAGTGATCGGTACTAATCTCCATGAGTTCATCGACAACATCTACACCGTAAATCACGGGTTGATTTTTGTAGTGTCTACCTTTGTACACGACCGCCGCATTTTTAACTTCTATATCCCTAGAGCTAAACGGGCCAGCGTAAAAGTCCTGATGGAATTTGGGTTTCCCCAGGTTATTCGCTTCACAGTGCCGCTTGAAGGACTCGACAAATAACGTTTGGGGGACAAACTTTTCGGCATCCAAAATGATGTTGGTGGATTCCAGGAAATTGATCAGAGTACTCGCAACCATCGCAACTTGGTTTTGGATCTTTTTGAAATACTTTGGGACCACATTCCAAATATCCTTGTCGCTGTACTTATACGCATAATCCAGGTACGCCCTGACACATTTGAGAAGGATGACCGGCAACTCTTTGTCGAGTTTTTTGTCGAGGTGGGGATCCGCATCCTGTACCTGTTTACTGAAGTTCCATGGTAGGATACGACGGAGAATAGACCCAGAATTATCCTTCCAGTTTGGAACTTCGTTACCACCCAAAACACCCGGAACCTTCCATTCGATGGACATCGCCGTTTTGTTCTTGACGGCTATAGAAACATCCTCGCCCGAAACAATAGACTGAAACTCGGCTTGTTCCAGAGCTAGATCACCCTTGACTTCGGGTGCAATGAACATGAAAGAATCCCTAATTGCAGAGAGTCCAAACTTCTTCTCGATGTTATTTGAAAGTGTACCAACATCTTCACTCTCGTAGAACTTCTTGAATACCTTGGTGATCAGCGTGGATTTACCAGACCTCGCGATACCTTTGAAGAATGGGATAACTTGCCAACCATCCATGTCTCCAACATCAAAACAGAGTCGTCCACCCATTACATACGCCCAGTTACATACCTCGGGGTCCCCAAATTGCTGGTAGTCCAACACACTATCGAAAAAGGGTGTGGGGATATCCTGCCATCGTTCCTTGTGTGAGAAATCATCAAACTGTTGGTCAAAATACTTACACGCGACTACAGTCGGATCGAGACACCTAAATTCCTTACTGTCGTAGGGGTAGAAGCGGCACTCATACACATCGCGATCGGCGTTATACTGTTTCCCAACAAAAACCCCATTCTTGAACGACCACACGTGACGTCTTTTCTCAATTTGGGGAAACTGGTGATCAATACATTTGGATATATTGTCGATAACCTCTCTGTACACGGACCCCTTACTTGTAAAGTTTTTCCAGTTGTTAAAATCGTCATCTTTGGATGACAGGGAATATACGAATTGAGCAATAGTAAATTTAGGAACCCACGCACGGGTCCTATATCCATCAACCGTTCGAATTTCTTCGCAACAATGATCCCTGTACCGACGGTACCCAGACTTGTATGTTTGATCCAGGGTGTACAGTAAACATTTCTGAAATGGAGTTGCACTCTCAATCTCATCTTCATCCATTGTAGATGGATCGGAGGACGATGTAACCTGGGGCATGAGTGTAGGGTTTACAATCCGTTCGTACGACATGTAATGTCTTCGGATGTTTTCGTATCCATCGTTGACCTGCTTCAGAACATTGTTGATTCTCTTGACGAGGGTGATACCGTCTTCATCTACCGAAAAGTTATGGATCTTCAATTCTCGAGTGTGATTCTTGAGATCTACCATGAAACGGCGATTTCTTTCACGTATACCTTTGATCGCCATGATATCAATGTTTGAGGGATCTGGGTTACCACAAGTGTCATAGTTATCAGGGTGAATGTACTGACGGTATCCCAATTCACGGGCATTCCTAAAGTCATCAGACTTCAGGTCCCAACGAAACTCAATGGTATCGATAAGTTTTACAATATGTTCCTGATTCATCGACTGGATTTGTTCCTTATGAAGTTCCGCCAAAGCTTCATAAGTGTTGGGTTCCTTGTCGATGAAGTGGGTTTTCTCCATTTATAATATAAGCCATTTATTCCTTAAGCATTTTGCATCTTACTGAGCATTTTAACTAAAATTTTATTTTGGGTCTGTAACTGAAATGCAATATTTACCAGAGCTGTACAGACTGTGTCACCCTCTGGTGTAGCCATAAGTGAACTCAAAAGTTCGGCGACATCGATACCATCATCCCCCAAGATCTCCTCATGATCATCCTCGGACATGTCCAAAGAAATTTCATCGTCGGAAACAATTTCCCCCTCCTCGATTTCGGATTCAATTTCTTCTTCAGGGTGAGACGACATTTATGTTGGACTGAGAAAAATTGGATTTGAAAAATGCGCATTCCCCCAAAATTATTTTCTCTGTCTATAGTACAACAACTCTCAAAATGGCCGGTGGTCTCATGCAACTCGTAGCTTACGGCGCCCAGGATGTCTACCTCACAGGTAACCCTGAGGTGACCTTCTTCCAGGCGAAATACAAGCGCCACACCAACTTCGCGATGGAGAACATCGAGCAGACCGTCAACGGTACTGCCGCGAACTCCGGCCGCGTGTCCGTCACCGTTGCGCGCAACGGTGACCTCGTCGGTGACATGTACCTCGAACTCGAGTCTGACATCGCCGCTACCAAGACTGCTGACGCGGGTGACTGCAACTGGGTCGCGGAGCGTGCGATCAACAACGTTGAGCTTTCCATCGGTGGTCAGCGCATCGACAAGCACTACCAGAAGTGGTGGCGCATGTACTCCGAGCTTTACTTGGACGAGTCCAAGAAGGCCACCTGGGGTAAGATGACCACCGCGGTTGACGGCAAGTCTGTCTACCTCCCCCTCGTCTTCTTCTTCAACCGCAACCCCGGTCTCTACCTCCCCCTCATCGCCCTCCAGTACCACGAGGTCCGCATCGACTTCGACCTCGCCTCCGACATGGAGACCTTCCTCAACAAGTCGGTCTTCCGGGTGTGGGCGAACTACATCTACCTCGACACCGAGGAGCGTCGCCGCTTCGCGCAGAAGGGTCACGAGTACCTCATCGAGCAGGTCCAGCACACCGGCACCGACACCGTCACCTCTGCCGCGACCAAGCAGGTCCGCCTCTCCTACAACCACCCAGTCAAGGAGCTCGTCTGGTGCTTCTCCAACACCGCGTCCAAGAACTCCCTCTGGAACTTCACCACCGCGTCCGTTGCCACCAACATTGTCCTCGAGTCTGACCAGACTGCCATCGCGGACTCGAACGCCTTCGTGCCCACCGCCCTCGCGGGTGCCCCAATGGTGCAGGTCGGTACTGGTGGTGGTGACACCGCCTTCACTGAGGAGGTGGCGGGTCCCCTCGACACCTTCAAGCTTGTCCTCAACGGCCAAGACCGCTTCAAGGAGCAGAAGGGTAAGTACTTCAACCAGGTGCAGTCTTACAACCACCACACTGGCTCTCCCTACGCCGGTATCTACTCTTACTCCTTCGCGCTCAAGCCAGAGGAGCACCAGCCAACTGGTACCTGCAACTTCTCGCGCATCGACAACGCGCAGGTTGCGGTCAAGATGAACACCGCGAACGATGCGACCTCCATGCACATGTTCGCGACCAACTACAACGTCCTCCGCATCCAGTCCGGTATGGGTGGCCTCGCGTTCTCCAACTAAATTGCTTACCGCATTTTAGTAAATAATTAAATAAAACTTCATTTTTAAAATGCACAGTACCAATGCTGTTTAAAA